GTAAGTATAAAATTAACTTCGCCGAAAAAGCGGTTGGTTGTGGTGCAAACCTTTTAGATATTGAGTAATATGAGTAATACTATTAAAAATTATATCAAAGAGATTGAACAGAAAAGACAGAAGATGATTATTGAAAATTCAATAATCAAGAAAAGATTTGCGTTAGTAGAATCTTTTGATAGTCTGTTCTCTGAAATTAAGTATTTGAACAAACAATCTTTTGACTGTAACAATATTAATGAAAATTTGTTACAAGTTCTTAATTCAATGTTCCAAGATGATGGTAAATCATTTATGGATACTGTTAAATCAAAACTTTCTGATTTCTTAGTAACTAAGTTAGGTTATGAGGGTTTTGAGAAGGAAGTAATCATGAAGGCTATCGGTGATACTGAATATGATGACGTTCCAAAATTATTTACTGACTGTAGATTTTTAGCTTCAAAATTGGCTGAAGTTTATACTGAAGATTTCTCAGGTACATACTTAAACGATTTACCTGACTTTATGAAAAACAAAATGGCTGATTTTGTAAAAGATAACACAACAAAGAAACAATTGGAAGATTCTTTTGTTGATAGACTGTGTCCTATGATGGGAGACATCAATTCCAAGATGGAGTTGAAACTGAAAGATATTAGAGATAATATTCTTTCATAAATCACTAAAAGAAAGGGGGTGATTTCATCTAAGGAAGGTGTACGAAAGTACACCTTTTTTCTTTTGTACCGACGGCCGGACTCGAACCGGCACGGACATCACTGTCCAAGGGATTTTAAGTCCCTCGTGGCTACCTTTACACCACGTCGGCAATTGTTAAACTAATATAACAATTAAATACTATTAAGAAAAGTTGTAATCAAACTCACTCCAAACTTTTTCTACATTTTCATCTACCACTCTTGAGAATAAGTTTGGTACTGTTGGTTTGAAACGTAATTTCATACCCGCTTCTTCAGGAGTTTTGTCTCCTTTGAAGCTATTACAACGACTGCAACAAGTTACCAAGTTATTCCAACCATTACTTCCTCCACGTGATTTAGGAATTACGTGGTCAATCGTTAAATTCTTTTGTGAACTACAATATCCGCATTGGTGATTATCTCGTTTGAATAAACGCTTACGAGAAACACTCAAATTGGTTGGTCTGAATCTAACAAAATTCAGCAATCTGATAATAACTGGTCTTACAAAATTACCAATAGTTGTAACAATATCGTCACCCTTTTTTAGTACTTCGGCACGACCCTTTTGCACCAAGATAAAACCACGTCTAAGTGACGTTACATTTAACGGTGTGAAGTCCGAATTTAATACTAGTACCTTGTCCATGTCCTTTAATTACTATGCAAATATACAAAATGATTTCATCAAATCAAAAAGTATTTATTCATAAATAAATAAACTAAAATTTTAATTATGCACACAAGGGAACAAATTGAAAAGGCCGTAAAGGGCAAAGGGTATGCTTGGTTCGAAGGAACTAAAGACTATGACCTAAACATTGTTGGGGTGAGAAACTCAGCTACAGGAAACAAAGTCACAAATGTATTTGATGACAAAATCACAGTTTCTTATAAACTAAATGGTGAATGGCAATTCCATGAGTGGAATGCAACGACAGACCCAGGTAAAAAAGGCGTAATGGAATACCACAACGCTGCGGGTGTTGCAAGATTAGTTGAGGGTCAATATAGAGGTTCACATTCTATTGGTCTTCACCAAGGTAAGTACAAGGCCCTAAAACAAGCTAAACCTGTGAAAGTTTATCGTGACCCAAACCGTGACCTTACTTATGATGAGACAAAAATTGCTGAGGGTATTTTTGGTATTAACATCCACCGTTCATCGGCAACAGGAACTTCAACATATGTTGAAAACTGGTCCGAGGGTTGTCAGGTTTTTTCAACAGTAACTGACTTTGATAAATTTATGGATTTGTGTGAAAAAGCATCTGCGATTCATGGAAATTCTTTCACATACACATTAATTGAATCTAGTGATTTAGCATAATGTCAAAGTTAAAGAATTTATTTACTGTTAGTGACGGTTACGTAAAAGTAGATGACAAAAATAGATTCTACTACATGTTGCAACAAATGCAATCTAACCGTTGGAGGATTACCTTGGTTGTTTTATTTCTTTTCTTCTTTATCATCTTAGGTATTAACTTAGCAGTTTTCTTTGGAATTGAAATTCAAGAAAATTGGAAAGAGATGTTGTTAATTCTTTTCGGTGCGTTTGTTGGTAATCTTAACAAAGTAGTTGATTATTGGTTTAACTCAGAAGATAGAGATAAAATGTTGATTCAAAAAGTTGATGAGGAAGATGGTCAGAGTCTTTCTAGTACATCAGAGTAATGTTGAAATCAAATTTAAATTTACTATAATCAAAGGGGAGACTACTCCCCTTTTTTTATTATGAAATTTGACCAAGTATACATAATATCTATAGACCATAGACCTGAGTACCATCAAGAACTTATTGACAGGGCAAGACACATCCCATTGAGTAATGACACCCCTATTATGATTATGCCCGGTTTTATTGGTAAAGATTTGTTAGATAATCCTGACAACTTTCCTGAATATAAAATATACCCTAATTGGAACCTTAATGATGGTGGATGGTGGTGGTGGCAAAGACCGGCACTTGCAGGAGAGGCGGGTGGTATGATATCACACACAAAATGTTGGGAACACGCCTACGAAAACAACTTTAGTAGTGTCTTGATACTTGAGGATGATTTTGATGTCCTACAAGGTATTGATTGGTCGATATTTGATGAGTTAGAGGATTATGATTGGGACTTTTGTTTGTTGGCTCACAACTCTCTTCACGATTACTTTGGTGATGTTATTCGTCCATCAAGAATTGGTAAAGAACATTTCATACGTCCTTCTTTCTTCTATAACACCCACTCTTACATCTTACAGAGTGATGGGATAATCAGACTCATTGAGGACCATTTGGATGTCTTAAAACAAAATGTTGTTGTGTCTGATGAGTTTTTATCTGCGGTTATATCTACACACCCAAGAAAAGACATGAGGGACATGTATATTCCTAATATCAGGGCGGTTGCAACAAAAACTAACTACATCGGTCAAACACGGTTTGAATCAGCAGGAAACTCATTAACCGAGACCGATGATGTTAATATTATTCGACAATAACAATCCTCTCGAAATATTTTTCAGAACCAACGATAACAGTCAAATAATACATTGACTCAGAAACCCACGGTAACGGAACCTCAATAGTCTCATCGTAAATCACCAACTCTTTGTATTCTACCAACTGACCAGTCTCACCGTGAATGTAAAATTTCATTGTAGTCAACAAAAACTCTTTTGGAACTTCAATTTTTGTTTTGTAATAACTTGAACGGTTTACCAACGTAGGGTAAATTTTTACCTTATCAAACTTTGGTACGGGAGGTGGTGGGGGAACTACCTTCTTAACTTTGAACAAGAACGGATACTTGTCCCAAGAGTAGTTGGTACCATCATTCCAACTACCCTGATGACCATAACCAAAAAGTGTCCAATCCTCATTTCCTGCAGTAGAATTATTCGGTTCGTTTACATCCCAATACACAAAATCGACAGGTGAACCATCAGTCCACACAAACTCACCTTCGTTTGTTGTATCAGTAAAACCAATCCAATTCATTCCATTTAGAATATTTGAAAAAAGAAACTCCTGTTCTTGTATTGAGTGAATAGACAGTAAATCAAACGAGGTGTCAATTGATTTTACCTTTTCATTGGCTCCCGACCAATTGAAGTGTTCATTTGATTTGTAGTAGTAATATCCATTGTGTTCCCCCACGTATGAGGTTCCGTTGTATGTCGGAACCTGTCCGAGTAGAATTGTTGGTAGAAAAAAAAGTAGGTATTTCATGGTTTAAAAAGTGGGGGGATTTCTCCCCCCGTTTTGTTAGAACTTCAACATCACACCTGCAGTCCCGTTCCACTGTACGATTCCACGTTTTGGAATCCAGAACTCAAACTCGCCGATTTCGTCAATCTTGTTGTTGATTCTCTCACGGTACATCGGAAGGTCAAGTTCGGTTTCGGGGTGTTTAACACCGATGTGTGCTGAACACACGGGTCCGATACCGGTCAGACGAGACATCTCATCGGTGAGGGTTCGTCCGCAACAGCGGCAGATGCCTCCGTTTTCTTTGGTGAGTTTGGCTTTCAGTTTGAATGCCTTGTCGCTCATCACCATCACTTCGGTTACGTCAACCAAGATTGGGAAGAACTCCAAACCTTTAGCGTCTTTGATTTTCTCGGCGATTGAACGACCCAACTTGATGGTGTTACCTACCAATTTAAGGTTAAGGGTGGTTTGAGAGTTTTTAGCTTTCTCACGATTTACCGCCTCGTATCCTTTTTGGATTTGTTTGTCGGTGAGGTTACGGTAGGTCAAGTATTTGGTCTTGAGGTCCACGATGAATGCGGTCTGACCGTTGTATTCAAGGATTGAACGAAGCTCAGCGGGAAGAGATTCCATATTAACTTCCTTGGTGCGGTCTTCGTTGATTACGAGTTTTTCAACAACTGCGTATTGTTTGTCTGTGAGACGACCCCACTTGTGAAGAGACTCGCTCATTTTGCGGATGAAGTCGTTTGAACCGTTGTAGGCTTTTACTTTGTCGAGGATGATGGTTTTGCTTGTTGTCATGGTGTGTGGTGGTTTAACAATACAAATATACGGCACAGATTTGTATTTTATCACATTTCTGAAATATTTATTAGAAAATATTTGACTATGTGGATTATTAGAAAACAAGAAGACAAGGTGGTACACTTTATTACAAAATCAGGAGCGGTTAACTTAACCGAGTGGACTGCAGAATCTGCAGGTTGCGTAGAAATCAGCGAACCAATTGATGGTTGGGGAACAGGACACGGTATGGAATTACTCAACGTTGATGAATCAACATTGACTGTACCTGAGGATTACAGTGGAAGATTCTACAAATTAGTAGAAAACGGTTCAGGGGGATACAATTGGGAAACAAACCCAAACTATAATTCATAAAAAAAGGGGTCATCGACCCCTTTTTCATTTTAGACAGAATTAAAGATTAATTCAATGTGTCTTTCATTTCTTCTGAAGAAAATGTTGTGTCTTTTCCCTCAACAACTGTTGTATCACTAACTGTTGTGTCAGTTGGTGTAGTTTCAGTTGATTGCGAGCAAGATGCCAACATGGCTACTGCGAAGATTGCGAAAATTACGTTTTTCATAGTGTAAAAAATTTTGTTTATTAGTTAAATAAATATAGTATAAAGTGTCAAATAGACAAGGGGGTATAATAAAAATCATTTTTTTATTTCACTATAACCATATTTCCATCCTTCAGGTAATTTTTCTTCTTTCTTTATTTTTTTATTGTTAATACCATTTGTTATCCATTTAGTGCCATATTGTGAATTGGTTGCACCAACACCGTGACCTTTTTTAGAATTTTTCATTTTTTCTATTGTTTCAGGTCGATGTGATTTACCAGTCCAATCATAAACATCCTTCCAAGTTTTTAAGTCGCCTCTTAGATGTCTTCTTTTATTGGCGTCTGATATTTTTT